GCATCAAGGCACTCGAAGCACCAGCAGACATCTACGTCATCAACCGTGACAATGTGCAATGGCTCACGACCTATCTAGGAAAGGACTGGGACTTCGACACCGTGATCATCGACGAGAGCTCCAGCTTCAAGAACCCGCAGGCCCGACGCTTCAAGGCGCTGCGCAAGGTACGGCCACACATCCGCCGCATGGTGCTGCTGACCGGAACACCGAGCCCGAACGGACACATGGACCTGTGGGCGCAGCTGTGGCTCATAGACATGGGTCAGAGACTCGGGCGGACATTAGGATCCTTCCGGACAAAGTATTTCAAGCCGGGCCGGTCCAACGGTCACGTGGTCTATGACTGGATCCTGAGACCTGGAGCTGGCGACGAGATAAGCCGGCAGATCCAGGATGTCACCGTCAGCCTCAAAGCTGAGGACTGGCTGGAAGTCCCCGATCTCATCGAGACCGACATCCGGATAGCACTCTCCCCTTCCGAGTCCAAGGCATACAGGGACTTCGAACGCGACCAGCTCATGAGCCTCGACGGAAAGGAGATCGAAGCCGTCACAGCTGCAGCACTGACGAACAAGCTCCTGCAGTTCACCGGCGGCGCCATGTACGACATCGAGCACGGATGGCATGAGGTGAGCGACGCGAAGATCCGGGCGCTCGAGGACATCCTTGAGACAGCCGGAGACGAGCCTGTCCTTGTGTTCTACCAGTTCAAGCATGAGCTGACCCGACTGCTGGAGAAATTCAAGGCCCTGCAGCCTGTGACGTTTGCGGGTGAACCGGAGATCCTCCAGAGGTGGAACGCAGGCAAGATCCGTCTGCTTCTGTGCCAGCCCGCGAGCGTTCAGTACGGCTTGAACATGCAGAGCGGCGGACATGTCATCGTCTGGTACACGCCGACATGGAACCTCGAGCAGTACCAGCAGGCAAATGCACGACTGCACAGGCAAGGCCAGCAGCGTCCGGTCCTGTGCTACCGGCTCATCGCTGAAGGCACCGTCGACAACCGCGTAATCGCCGCAATATCAGGCAAGGACAACGCACAGGAGTCTCTGCTGGCTATGACCCGACAAATGCATGCCGATTTTTCCAATAAAAAGTGACGCATTATGCGCCACTTTTTTATATTTGTGGCCTATAGTTTGAACACGCTCGCCGTGTGGCGACCGTAACCCTAAAAAACTGAGAGCGAAATGGATACTGCAGAATTTTTCGACTACGAGAGCGGCGACACAGCCGAAGACTACGCGAGACTCCTGGGCCATCACGTGGTGATCTATTACACCGACAACCGCGGGACCGACAGGAAGCTGGTGGGCAAGATCACCGAGATCGACGGCGACCGTCTGTGGCTGGAGAACCTCCACGCGGAGACCGGCCAGCTCTGGCGCGGTGCGCTCAATGTGCGCCGCAATCACATCAGCCTCATCAGCACAGTGGGCGGCTGGGGCGGCAAGACAGAAACAATAACATCAAACCCGCATGGACAATTTTGACATATACCCGGAATTTAAGAATCCGCTAGGTGGACGGCCACTGTCGTATAAACCCCGCGAGCTAGCAGAAAAGTTCGTCGAATACATCGAATGGGCAAAGGACCACCCCATCGTATTGGGCGAGACGCAGGAAGGCACGCGACAGGGAAAATCCTTCGACGTAGAAGTGACCAAAACTAAGCCGCGCCTCATCAGCATATCCGGCTTTCTCGTGTATCTGGGAAAGCGCTGGACCTGGTGGCAAGAGCTGGACAAGGGCAAGCACGGCGCCGCGTTTTTGGAGGTCAAAGATAGCGTGCGCGAATACTGCGAGCACTATCAGACCGAGATGGCCACTGTCGAGGTGTTCAACGCGAACATCATCTCGCGATTGCTCGGCCTTGCAGATAAGCAGGAGGTCGACATGAGCGCCGAGGTCAAGGGCGTCACCGTCAACGTGACGAGTCCGGAGACCGCGCAGGTGCTTCAGGACATCATGGACAAGAACAACAAGTAACAGGGCATGGAGACTACGAGAGTATTCGATGAGATCGCGAAGGCCTACAGGGACGGACTCAGAGGCGTGGACAGCCGCGGAGGTACACGAAGCACCAAGACGTACAGCGCGCTGCAGTTCCTCGTGTTCCTCGCTGTGGGCCTCACGGCGAAGAAGATCATCTCCGTAGTCTCAGAGACCCTGCCGCATCTGAAGAAGGGAGCGATCCGAGACTTCGAGGAGATCCTGCAGCGCGAGGGCGTCATCGCCGGCTCGCTGCGCGACGACCCGAGGTGGAACGCTACCGACAGGATCTTCACGTTCGCGACCGGCACGATCATCGAGTTCTTCTCAGCGGATAGCCCTGGCAAGGTACACGGACCATCCCGAGACATTCTTTTCATCAATGAGGGCCAGAACATCCGCTGGGAGGTTGCGAACCAGCTCATGATCAGAACGCGCGAATTTGTCATCGTGGACTACAACCCGACCCACGAGTTCTGGGCACATACCGAGCTCGCGACGGATCCACGCTTCCGCACGATCGTCAGCACATACAAGGACAACCGCTTCCTCACTCCCGCGCAGATCGAGGACATCGAGAAGGGCAAGAAGAACCAGAACTGGTGGCGCGTCTACGGCCTCGGCCAGACCGGACAGCTGGAGGGCGTCATCTATCAGTTCGAGCAGATCGACACGATGCCGGATCCTCAGGGCCTCATCCGTCTCGGCGGCCTCGACTACGGCTTCACGAACTCCAAGACCGCCGGCGTGGACATCCTTGCCGACGTGAAGCGCAAGAGGCTCTACCTGGACGAGATGTTCTACGGCTCAGGCATGCACAACTTCGACATCATCGCGGCGCTCAACGCCCACGGCTTTCCGAAGCGGAGCACGCGCCTGTACGCGGACTGCGCGGAGCCTAAGGCGAACAGTGAGCTGAAGCTCGCGGGCTTCAATGTGTGGCCAAGCTACAAGGGCAAGGAGATCACCTACCAGATCTCGTGGCTCCAGGGCTGGGACATCTACGTCACCAAGACAAGCACCGACCTCATCCACGAGTTCCGCAACTACATCTGGGACACCGATGCGGACGGCAACAGGCTGAACCACCCGATCAAGGACTACGACCACGCCATGGACGCCTTCCGATACGGCGCCTTCGGAGGCCTCGCGGACTTCACGCCAGCGAAGAAGACCACAGTAAGAACCGGAAAACTCAAAAGATAACATGAACGACAGGACCAAGATGAAAACAGTGGCCGACGTGCTCCACTGGGAGCCGTATCTGAACGACGAGCAGCTTACCGAGCTGCGCAAGGTCGCGTGTCCGGCCAAAATCGGGCGAAAACAAGCCCCACAAGACCTCAATGACATCACACTGGGCCAACTTATCCAGCTGCAGTCTATCGGCGCGGAAAAGGGCGTATTTGCGGCCATCGCCGTCGTGCTCCTGAAGAAGCCCGAGGCGTGGGCGCTGGATGCTCCGGCGCTTCCGATGCTCGGACTGCGCAACATGGCGGTCGCTGAGCTGGAAAGGATCGCCGGACTCTTCCGGATGCTGGAGCGTGAGCCTGACGCCGCCGAGGTGATGGCAGGCATCGACAAGCTGAACTTCGGCATGTTCGGCCTCGCCGACTGGTACGCCAAGCGCATGGGCATCCAGAACCACGACACGGTCTTCGACACTCCCTGGATCCGTATCTGGCAGTGCCGGAAGAACGACATCGAGCAGGGCGAATACCAGGAGCGCCTCCAGAAGAGCCGCATGACGCTCTCAAAGTCACAACGATAACCCCAAGACCATGAATACAGACAGAGAAATCAAGCGCCTGGCGCAACAGATCACGCCGCACTACTGCTACGGCACGCCCTACTACCTGAATACGCAGACCGACAAGATGCGCGCAGCTCGCAAGATGCCCGCGTGCCTTCACATCCAGACGGCAGACGGCTCCGAGCTGACCTCGGCGTCGCCTTACTTCCAGGCGGAGGTCCGCACGCGCACCGTGCAGGTGGGATTTGCGGACGCCATCAAGTTCGACCAGGATCCGGAGAAGACCCTCGACGTCGTGGAAGACCTGCTGGCGAAGGGCCGCGAGCTCATCCGCCTCATGAACGAGAGCGGGCTGTGGCAGAAGATCGACTCCTTCACGTACCGCGTGCTCTATAACACCCAGGACGGCAACCTTGTCTGGGTGCTCCTGAACTTCAACGCAACCGAGACACCGAGACCGTCATGCTAAACGAGGAGATCAGACAGATCCTGCTGGAAGAGCTGACGGCTCTGCGCGAGCGCATCATCCAGAACATGGGCCGCGCCGATCAGATCGTGACCGGAAAGACCCGCGACTCGCTGACAGTGATGACCGGCGAGCAGCCGACCGGCGCGTTCGGAGTGCTGACAGGACGTCAGGCCTTCGCCACCTTGGAGACCGGATCGCGTCCATGGAGCCGCCGACCGGATCGCACGCCCAGATGGTTTGCCGACCTCATCGGCGAATGGATAGACGCGAAGGACCTCGACCTTAACAAGTGGGCCGTGGCACACACGCTCATCCACGAGGGCTCGAAGCTCTACAGGACCGGAGGCCTCGCAGACATCTACACCCCTGAGATCGCTCAGACCATGGAGAACCTCGGCGACCGCATCATCGAGCGCTACTCGGTGCTCATTTCGGACAGGTTAAACTTCAACACCACCATCAAGTCATGATAAACGAAACACTTATAGAAAGCGGCAGAACCATCGGCACGCTGTCGTACATCAGCCCGCTGGCCTTCATGTACAGCCGCGTACCTCTTTTGCTGAGTTTCCTCAAGCCGACCGGAAGAGTCACTGTCAACGTGACAAACCAAGACACCGGCGAGAGCTTCCAGGAGGCCCGGTCGACTTACAACAACAGGGCGAGCTTCGACCTGAGCAGGATCATGCTGCACCTCGCACCCGACGCCACATCACTCCTCAGTGAGTCACGCGCCGGGCTTGCGGCCTTCACATCGTTCGAGGTATCGCTGAGCGTCGGAAGCAAAGAGGTCTGGTCGCTGCCGTTCGTCGGCATCTATGGCGCGCTGAATGCGAACGAGTCCTACCGCTACAACCCGGAAGGCCTGCGCGGGCCTGTGAACCGCCGCCTCTGGCTGAACTTTCCGCAGACCTTCGCAATTCAACGCGACGAGAATGACGAGTTCTACTACCAGACAGAAGCTGGTGCCAGATTATATCCTGAAGATCTGAACGCCGATAATTTTGAATACGAGAACAATCTGGTGCACTCCCTGAGCATATTGTCCGACTATGATCCTGACGCAAACCATCTGCTGCTTCAGCTGAAATCCGGAAACGCCCAGACCGTCGGACTCTCAACCGACCGCGCCATCAATGCACAGGCAGAGGTCGTGGGAGGCAACGCACCGTTCTGGCTCCGTCTCCATCCGGATCTGACGCGTCGCGACGCCACTGGCGTGACATACCTGCGCTGGCTCCAGCGTGATGGATCCATCGGCTACTGGCTGTTCAGAAGCGGAGAGCTGCAGACAACCTCAGAAGAGGCCGCCAGCTTCCAGCGATACAACGAGAACCCGAACGTGTCTAGCTACTGGGATGACTTCCTGCACTTCGACGGCAATCAGCTCCACGCTGACTACGCGGAGACGCGCACGCTGAACCTGAGCGCCGAGATCCGCAACCGCGACGAGTTCGAGTACCTCTGCGGGCTCCTGACGTCTCCGGTGGTCGACCGGCTCGTCGACAGTGAGACGCATGAGGGCTGGGAGCGCGTGAACATCATGCCAAGCAGCCAGGGCCTCAGCCTCCGCCGCGACACTCCGTTCAGCAGGACGCTCGAGCTCGCCATCCAGTTACCAAGAAGAGACACTATCAAGCTATGACCCGAGAACTGATCATCGAAGGCGAGCGCATGGACCTCGCCCCTGACACCAGCGTGACGCTGGAGTATGTCAGCAACGCGGTGGGAGATCTCGGCAAGATCAACCTCTCGCACTCCTACACCATCAAGCTCCCGAAGACGTCGAGGAACTCCAGGATCCTGGACGCTCCGGGGCTTCCGGGCCATGCGTCACAGCGCACCCGCCGCTTCCTTTCTGCCCAATTCATCCAGAACGGCGTGGACCTCATCGGACCAGCTCAGGCCTACATCATGCAGACGACTCCGGAGGCTTACGAGCTCGCGCTGGTGTGGAACACCCTCGAATCTCTGCAGGCGCTGAGCGAAAGCGACGCAACCATCAACGACCTGCCGGATCTTCCTGTGCTTCCTTGGATCACCGTGCAGGGTGTCTTTCCTGACTACAGCGGCGCGACAATGGAATCGACCGGCGCGTTCTTCGCGACCTACGACTCCGGCCTCGGCAAGTATGCCTCGGCACCCGAGCTGATCAAGACGGCGCCGCATCCGAGCATGACAGTGCGCAACCTTATGACGCGCATCCTTTCAAACGCCGGCGTGCCGTTTACCATGTCGGAAAACGCGGAAAACGCGATCGGCTACAAATCCGTGCTGGCAGCTCCGGGGCACAAGCCGAACGGTACCATGGAGCGCGAATCGGGCAACGTGGCCGCGGTCGTTCGCGTTCATGAGGGCCTATACAACAATAACCCCTTCCAGCTCTTCAGTCTGGAGTCATGGACATCAGGCTGGGACTCGCTGAAGGTCTACGGAGCATTGCCGCAGCTTGTGGCAGGCCCAACTACCGGCGCAGCCCTCGGGGTCAGCAAAGACGAGCCGCTCCACATACTTCTGAACTGGCGCATGCCTTCGGCCTTCGCCGGATCCTCCATCATCTTGGAAGGCCTGCAGTACAATGACGACATGAACACGATCATCAACAGGGAGACACTGCTTCAGGTGTTCGTGAAAACCGACGACGCGGGCTGCTATGTATTCGCAGACGAGGACATAACACTCAACGGATGGCAGGCGTGCGGCATCCGTCTGGAATACTCAGGAACCTCGCTTGTAACTGAAACACTGAGCGCCTACGATGCAAGGCTCCCGCTTGCCGCGTTTAACTATGCGCACGAGACCATCGACCTCACCAAGGACAACCGCTTCCCGCTTGAGGGCAATCTTCCGGACATCAAGCAGTGGGACTTCATCAAGGCGGCGATGGCCTTCTGCGGACTTGCCCCGATCATCCAGAACGATGCGTTGAACTTATACACATACGCAGAGATCCTGGACAGGACTGACGCCTACGACTGGACCGGCAAGGTGGACATGACGGACGGCGGCCCTGAAGTGCTGAAATACTCGCTGGACGGATGGGCTCAGAAGAACGAGATCACTTTCAAGGAGAACCCTCTGCTCGCCGCTGATCCTACAGCCCGCATGATCGTGGAAGACGCGACGATCAAGGAGAGCCGCAAGTGGTTCGAGCTTCCGTTCGCCGCATCAAAGCAGAGCTCGGCGCCGCATTACAAGGTGACAAAAGTCGACGACAGCACCTACGAAGTGGAGGACATCGACATCGAGCCGAGGATCTTCGACCTTGATCTCAACCGCCTGGTCTTCCGGGAGGACATGCAGGGCGCGGGCCTCATAGAGACGCACTACAAGGAGCTGCAGGCCATCGTCCGCACTCCGGTGATGCTGACCGCGAACATCCGCCTGCATGAGGTGGACCTCGCGAAGCTGGACCTTGCCCGCCCTGTCTATCTCGGACAGTTCGGGCAGTACTACGGCATCCTCAGAATACAGACAGGCTCTGACCTGTGCAAAGTGGAACTCATACAACTCACATAACAATGACAGACACTACAACCAAGGTCCTCGAGGTCGTCGTGGACAACAACAAGGCGATTGCCTCAATATCGGAGTACAATCGCCTGATTGACGAACAGAAACAGAAACAGCGAGACCTCTCCGAGGCCTTCAAGTCCGGCACGATCTCGGAGGCTGACTACTACAAGGCCGTCGCCAAGAGCAAGGAAGAGGTCAAGGCCTACACCCGAAGCATGCAGGAGCTCAGCAAGGAGGTGCAGAACAACATCAAGGACGCGCAGGAGCAGGATGGCTCACTCCGCGGTCTTCGCGCCCAGCTGTCCAACCTCACCAAAGAGTTCGACGCTCTCTCCCGCGCCGAGCGCAACGGCGAAGCCGGCAGGGCCAAGATGGCCGAGATCAACCGCATCACGAATGAACTCAAAGAAGCCGAGGAGGAGACGCAGCGCTTCTATCGCAACGTCGGAAACTATCCGGACGTAAAGCCGCTGGAGACTCAGCTGGGCGATCTGAAGAAAGCACTGGCGCAGCTGAAGTACGAAGGAAAGGACAACACCGAGGAGTTCGCAGCCATGGCGCAGCAGGCCTCGGCCATGAAGGACGCCATCGCTGACGTGGAGCAGCAGGTCAACGCGACAGCCTCCGACACCAAGAACCTCGACACCGCAATGCAGGGACTATCTGTCGCCATGGGTGGAATGATGCTGCTGGGCAACTTGTTTGAGGAGGGATCCGAAGAGGCCAAGAAGTTCAACGAAATCATGATGAGCCTCCAGAAGATCATGATGGTGCTCAATACACTCCGCGCCATTCAGAATGCGACGCAAAAGCAGGGCCTCCTCGCTCAAGCCGTGGAGAACGCGCGCCTGAAAATAGGCAATACCCTCAAAGTAATCGAAACAAAAGTGACTCAGCAGGCCACCGGCGCCACTGTGGCACAGACCATCGCACAGAAAGCGCTGAACCTTGTCATGAAAGCCAGCCCAGTCATGTGGCTAGTCGGAGGCGTGGCAGCACTTACTGGCGCGTATGCTCTGTTCTCGGATTCATCCGAAGAAACGACGGATGATCTTGAAGAACAGCAGAAACGCATGGAGGCATTGACAAAAGCAGTCGAACGGCAACGCGAAGTTCTCGACAAATACGTCGAGACGCTGCAGGCTGTGGGTGCATCCGACGCCGAGCAGCTGTACGCACGCCTGCAGCGCATCGCTGACCTGATGATCGACACAAAATGGGGCGATGACAAGACCGCACTCGCCAAGCTGTTCAACGAAGCGAACAACGAGGCGCTCCAATTCGTGAAGACATGGCAAGCCCTTGGAGAAAAGATGGAAAACCAGAAGGGATGGTCGGAGGCCCGGAAAGAAATCGAAGCCGCGAGGGTCGAAATGGAGAGCCAGCTGGCACTCATTCAGAGGTTCCACCAGCAGGCCATTCCTGGCTACGCTGCAGCCGATTACGCCGCTGCAATCAATTACGTGGAGAGCGTGTACGATGAAGCGCTTGCAAAATATCAGGAAAAGCAGCAGGCCGCCGCTCTTGCGATAGTGAAGGCGGAGACCGATCTGCTCCGTAAGGTAACCGACGAGAGGATTGCGCTCATTGAAGACGAGAACGAGCGCGCCCTCGAGACAGAGGAGGTGCGCCATGCCCGCGCCATAGATGACCTCGAGACCCGCCTCGAAACGGAGAAAGACCTGACAGAAAAGCAGCGCGCAGCTCTCAACGAGCTCATCGAACTCGAGGAACAAAAGCATCAGCAGAAACTTCTCGACATCAACAACAAGGCACAGGAAGAACGCCGCAAAGCGGACGAGAAAGCCCTAGCTGACCGAATCGCCGCAGCCAATAAAGAGACGCAGGCCATGATGGACCTTGTGAAGCAGGACTGGGAGAACCGCATCAACGAGGCGGCGAACAAGGGACAGCAGACCCTCCAGATGGAGATCGACGCGGCCAAGGCCCGCATGGATGCGCTGCAGCAGCTTGAGGGCGAAAGCGACGCGGAGTTCAAGGCCAAACAGCTGGCAGCGGAGCGCGAATACATCGACGCGAAGAAAGCGCTCAACGACTACGAGCTGGAGATTGAGCAGGCGAAGTACGACGCACTGTCCGGCATGGTAGGAGGGCTCAGCTCTATCATGGAAGCATTCGGTGAAGAAAACGAGGCACTGGCCAAAGCCTCGAAGATCGTCGCGCTCGGCGAGATCGCAGTGAGCACCGGAAAGGCTCTCGCAGCCGGTATCGCCCAAGCCTCAGCGACCGGACCATGGCCCGCTAACATCGCCGCAATCGGCACGACAGTCGCCACCATACTGGCCAATATAGCCTCGGCGATCTCGACAGTGAAGTCGGCGAAGTTCGCCACAGGAGGACTCGTGACCGGTCCGGGCTCAAGCACCAGCGACAGCATACCGGCGCAGCTCAGCAACGGAGAGAGCGTCATGAACGCGAAGACGACCTCCATGTTCGGCCCGCTCCTGTCGTCGCTCAACCAGGCCGGAGGCGGCATCGCCTTCAACCCGGGGCTCGGCGGACAGCGTGAGGGCTACGAGTTCCTCGCCTCAGCTGTAGCGGCTGGCATGAAACGTGTCAACCTTCGCGTCGGCGTGGATGAGGTGACACGAGTGCAGAACAGAGTGACCGCCATCCAGGAAATCAGCACAATAGAGTAAGACCATGACACGGTATGAGCTAGTCGAACGCCATGAGAGCGTGCTCCAGGAGTGCGCGATGGCAGGCATCACAGTCCAAGACTGGAAAAACGCGGAAATCTATCGCTTCGTTCAGAAACTCCGCGGAGACGGCAACAAAATGGAGTACTGCGTGCACCAGGCGATGATTCGGTACGTAATATCCGAGGCGACAGTCTGGAGAATCCTCAGATCCATGGAAAAGACCGTGACGATCGCGTAACTATCACAAAATGATAGTGGAAAAGACCAACAAAGTGGCGCATAATGCGCCACTTTTTGTTTTATTTGCCCGCTAGAAACCGAACGCACATGATACTCAAAGTTTACAGCGCCATAATGCCCGAAGAAGACCGCATGGTCATGCAGTGGATGGGCCTTGACGGCGTATCATTCAACAGCATCGACGAGTTCATCGCCTCAATCCCTGAGGACGACGACACGATCGACATGCGCATCAACTCGCCGGGAGGCGTAGTTCCTGAGGGCTGGGCCATCATCGACAAGCTGAGGGCAACCGGCAAGAAGATCACCGCTACAATCGAAGGCGACGCCGCGTCCATGGCTGCCATCGTGCTGCTCGCAGCCTCAGAGCGCAAGGCCTACAAGCACGCACGCCTTCTGATCCACGACGCCTACTTCCCTGAGTACACCCTCGCGGGCGCCTACCGCAAGGAAGACCTCGAGAAGCTCGCTGCCTCGCTTGAAGAGGACAACCAGCGCGCCCTTGACTTCATGGTCGAGCGCACCGGAGCAGACCGCGACACCCTCGCGGCTCTCATGAAGGAGGACAAGTTCATCGACATGGAGCAGGCAAAGGAGCTCGGCTTCATCCACGAGATCCTGGAGCCGGCAAGCGCACGCGCCACAAGCCCGAAAGGCTGGAAGAAACCAGAAACCAATTCATCAGATATGAGCAAGACCAACAAAATCACCTCAGCATTCAAGGCATTCGCTGAGGCCCTCGGCATTTCTGTGAAAATGGAGGACGAGCCTGCAGCTGTAGGCTATATCCTCACAGCACAGGACGGCACCGAGATCAACATCGACAAACCAGAGGGCGAGGACCCTGCAGTCGGCGACCCAGCCTCTCCGGACGGAGAGTTCCTCATGCCTGACGGCACCACTATCGTCGTAGCTGACGGAGTGATCACCGAGATCCGCGACGCGGAGCCCGCTGACGAGCCGGCTGACGACGAGCCAGCAACTGACGAGGCACACGAGGCCGAGATCGCTGCCAAGGATGCAGAGATCGCAGCCCTTCAGGCACGCATCGAAGAGCTCGAGGCAAACCAGATGAACGACGACCAGAAGACCATCCTCGCGAAGGTGGAGAAGGCCGGAGGAAAGGCATGGCTCGAGAAGGCAACACAGTCAGCCTACAAGCCCACAAAGCGCGAGCGTCAGGCTCAGACCGTAGAGCCTAAGGCATCACAGATCAGCGAGGAGCTCGCGAGCATCAAGGCACGCAGAGCAGCACGCAGAAAGAAAGCAGAATAATAACCCCTAACACCAACTGACAATATGGCAGGAATCGACTTTTCATCATTGACTCCGAAAAATGGAGCAGTGCAGGAACTCGCCGAGCTCATCTTCCTTGAGCTCATCGAGGACGACAAGCTCGGACAGCTTGTGACATTTATGCCCGGCCAGGAGAACGGCAAGAAGCTGGGCTTCGTAGGCAAGGCAGGCCTTCTCGGTAAGAAGGCGAAGGGCTGCGACCCTGAATACGCGAAGAACCTCGTGCAGGCTTCTGAGAAGACCTGGGACCTCCAGGAGTGGGAGATCGCTGAGGAGATCTGCTACAAGGAGCTCGAGGGCACAATCGCGGAGTACTTCGCAGCTAACGGCTCAGACATGGCCGACCTCACATCTAGCGACTACATGGAGCAGGTGGTACGTCCAATCCTTGAGCAGGCCATCCGTGACCTCATGATCCGCTTCGCTTTCTTCGGCGACAAGAACGCCGACGAGTCAAGCCTCAAGGAGGGTGTGGATCCTGAGTACTTCACACTCGTGGACGGTATCTTCAAGCAGCTCTTCGAGGGCGTGACAGCCGGCAAGACTTCACGCGTAGCGATCGAGGCGAACACCAAGACCAGCGTGGCTGATCAGTACGCAGCGATGAAGACCCCAGGCGCAGCGACTGGCGTGCTCAACGATCTCATCGTGAACACACCGATGAAGCTCCGCAGAATGACTGACCGCGTGTTCATCGTGACACAGGCATTCGCTGACATGTTGAACTTCGACATCCAGAACAACAACAAGGGCAGCGAGCTCCAGTGGGAGTCAATCTTCGCAGGCATCCAGAAGACAAGCTACCAGGGCATCACCCTCATCGCAGTGCCACAGTTCGACGAGATCATCCAGGAGTATCTCAAGGGCGCAAACGCGAACGCTTACGACAAGCCGTTCCGCGTGATCTACGGAGCGAAGGGCAACTTCCGCGTCGGCTCTAAGTCGAAGGAGGAAGTGGCTGACCTCAAGGTGACTTTCGACAACGTAACCCGCAAGAACTACATCTACGCAGCCGACACACTCGGAGCGCTTGTACTTGCTGAGGAGTACGCTGCAGTGGCTTACTAATCTGACAAAAGGAGGACGACATGAGCAACAGTTTATGCAACGGAATCATTTCGCAGGGTCTCCCTAAGGGAGACTGTGCGAACCTCCCGGCAAAGGGATACGAGCGCGTCGCTGTCCTCATCAACCGCGAGGACATCGATTTCCAGAATGTGACCTACTCAGAGGGCCACAAGAACGTCCTGACAGCTCTCGGCCTCAAGGCTGGCAAGAAGGGCTACGAGGTGCACCAGATGGGCGCGAACCCATTCACAGGCAGCAACGCAGCTCTTGAGAGCAACGCCTACTTCAACAGCGTGACGAAGAACGTGGTGATCGCCGCGATCAACAATGACCGCGACGTGGCAGGCGGCTTCGTGGACCCACTTCTCAACGGTGAGTTCGTAGCTATTCTTGAACGCAAGGACAAGGGCAAGGACCAGGCTTCGGCTTTCGAGGTCGTAGGCTTCCACAACGGCCTCGCCTTGACGGCACTCGCCGAGGACCCATACGGCGACAACTACGGCGGCGGTCTCTACACCTTGACAGAGACAGCGGCTCCGGTTTCCCGCCTCTACCTCGGTGAGACCTACGAGGCAGGAAAGGCACTCTTCGACTCGCTCCTCGAGGCGGGCGAATAACCTCTAATACATTGCGCCATGGAATACCAGGAAGCAATGCAACAGCTGACACGTCTCCGCTCGCTGATCGCAGCGGGTGGAGACGATTCAGTTTATAACGACGAAGACCGTCAGATCATCGAAGCCATACACATCGCAGAGACCGGCCAGAAGGTCCGAGACTGCGGATGCCGCGACAGATACACCGACGCTGTCATCGTATTGTACAAGAAATTAAACCGATTGAAAACAATGGCAAAGGACCAGAAATACATGCTCAGACCCGGAGTCATCATCTGGGTGGGCACTGAGGCGTACTCACGCCACAACTTGACCGACAAGGTAGCCAAGGCTTACCTCAAGGCGAACCCTGACGCATACAAGAAGTTCGAGAAGCTCCCCGAGGAGTACCAGACCCCAGCAGTGGAGGCTCTCACTAACGAACAGGAGGGCTAACAAATGAAGATCACGAACCTGCCGAAAGCAGAGCCCGCGCTGGATCTGCGCTATCTCAAGAACCTCGACATACAATCATACGATGCCGACAATCTGTACCCGCAGAACGTGCGCAACATCGTCCTGAACTCCAAGACCGGCAACGGATGCCTGGAGAGGTATGCCGATTATATCGAAGGCCGTGGAATCGCATCCGAGCAGCTGGCAGGTTTCGTTATCAACCTAGACGGCGAGACCCTCGCAGACCTGCACAGCCTCGTCTCAGACGACGATGCCATGAGCGACGGCTTCGCCATCCACGTGAACTACGACATCGACGGCGGAATCGTCAGCCTGCACCACATCCCATTCGAGAACGCAAGGCTCGTCGAGCCGGACGAGGAGGGCGTCATCCGCAAGGTGGCGCTCCATCCGGACTGGACCGGCAAGCTCACCCGAAACGGAAAGCCGGTCAAGATCAACGAGGCGAACGTCGACTTCATCGACATCTTCAACCCCGACCCTGCCATCGTGCTCAGTCAGATGCAGGAGGCTGGCGGCCCTCAGTTCTACAAGGGTCAGGTCCTCTACTACTCGCACGCCGGCCACATGCGCTACCCTTACGCGAGGTTCCACGCAATCCTGTCGGACATGAGCACCGACGAGGGACTGAGCAACATCATGAACCGCAACGTCCGCAACAACTTCCTCCCTGCCGGTGCCTTCGTGCGCCTCAAGGGTCAGAAGCTCACACCGGAAGGCGACGACATGGAGGCCGACAGCATGCCTGAGGAATACGATGACGAGCTTGCAGCAATGCAGGGCGACACCGAGGCGCTCAAGATCCTGGACATCACCGTCGAGTCCAAGGAGGAACTGCCGGAATTCATCAACATGCAGGGCAACAACTACGACAAGGACTTCACCGTGACGGCTGCGGAGATCAAGGACTGCATATACTCAGCCTTCGGACAGGAGGGCTGGCTTGCTATCCGCAACGGAAAGGTCGGATTTTCCGGCACTCTCGTCGCAGACGTCGAGCGCGACTATGCGAAGCGCCAGATCAAGAGGCAGAAGGCCCTCACCAGGTGCTACGTGACGCTCCTGAAGAATTGGACACAGTCTCAGCCGCTGCCTGTTGTTCCTGACAGCACCAGCCTCGCGATCCTTCCACTTGTAGACCTCACAACCCCAGCAGAATAATGAGAAACCTGATAACATACGAGGAAATCGGACTGCTCGCGCGCCCTTGCACGACAGAACGAGAGACAGCCGAGGCCATGATCGCCGAGGCTCAGCGCGTCGAGCTCAAGCCAAGGCTCGGCGACGCCTTATACATCGAGCTCACCAAGGACCTGCCGGATTCTCGCTTCTCCATCTTGCTGGAGGGCGGCGTCTGGGAGTGCGGAGGCAGGACAGCCGGCCTTCTGACAGGCATCAAGACCGCCCTCGCCTACTACGCGCTGGCCCGCATCATACGCGACGGCAACATACAGGCGACGACCTACGGCGCAGCGATCAAGGACGACCAGTACAGTCAGGATCCTGAGAAGACCGAGCGCCAGCGTCAGTACCGTGAGCTCTTCGCGCAGGCTGACGCCTACATGGCTGAGGCCCTCCGATACCTCGCGCAGAACCGCGAGACCTTTCCGGAGTTCCAGGCATGCCGGAAGCGCATGCGCAACAACAGAATGACAATCCGCGTAATTGGAAAATAAGCCCTATATGAAGAGATTAAGAATCGGCAAGGACTTCGGCCTTACTTGGAAGATCAAGGCCAAGAAAGCGGGCGAAAACGCCCCATACACACCATCGAGCGACAGCCTCCTGTTGCTCGTTACTCCTTACAACAAGGTGAAGGCGGAGGGCGCGACCTTCGACGGCGACACTGTGCGCTGGATCTTCCGCGGCAAGGACCAGAAGCACCCCGGCGTCTACGGTCTTGAGCTCGTCGAGAACCAGGGCAAGAACGGCATGATCACCATCGACACCTGCAAGGGCTTCGAACTCGTCGAACACACATGCGAAGAGACCGGCCAAGACGGCGAGAGTCTGATCTTCGACACGCTGGAGTTCATCACCGACGTGGAGCTCAACGCGCTCCGCGGTCCTGAAGGCCCACAAGGCCCTCAGGGTCCACAGGGCCCACAGGGAGAACCCGGTCCACAGGGACCGGAAGGACCACAGGGACCGACTTACAACGATGCCGAGATAAAGCAAAAACTCACCGAGTTATCGGAGAGAATCGTCGAGAACGAGGTGCTGATAGAGGACATTCAGAACACCAAGATAGACCGAGAGAACGATGACTATTATCCTAAGATGGCGGTGGGAGTCGCTGACAACCTTGCCGGAGTGGATGTCGTGGATTCAGAGATCAATTTCCGCAGAAGCGGTGGCGGTGCGATAACCGATGGTGTGGCGAGGATTGAGAGCATCAAGGGTAATTCGGTGGTGTGGAATAAGTGGACAAACTCATCTGCCAATTCTGCAACAAAAACCGAAAACGGAGTAACATTCACAAAAAATGAAGATGGCTCTTTTTCTGTCGTAACAGATAGTGCTGGCGCAACTGCTAACACATACATTCAAATTGGAGGTGGCATAAGTGTTATCAATACACACAAATATATATTGTACGGAGCAGCGCAAGGTGGAAGGTATGAAACTTATAACGCCTATGCAACAAACGGATTTGCAAGTGCAATATATGACTATGGCGCAGGGGCATTTGGAACAAGTATCGGAGGCAAGACTTTTGTCGTTATTATGGTAAAGTCGGGACAAGTTATAAGTTCTCCTTTAAAATTCTCTATGAAGCTCATTGACCTCACTCAGATGTTCGGAGCTGGCAACGAGCCGACCACGATAGAGGAGTTCTATGCTCGCATCCCTATGGGAGTAGATATGAACGCCTACAACGAGGGCGAGGTCATCCACTTGGATGTGCAGAGTGTTGAGTCGCAAGGTGTCAATGCGTGGGATGAGGAGTGGGAAGAGGGAAGAATCAGTATAAATGATGGAAACAACATTAGTGGTACAACTGAAATTAGAAGCAAGAACTATAATAAGGTGTTGCCATCTACGGAATACTATATTGCAACATCTAATCGTGATTTGTGGATTGCATTCTTGGAGTATGATGTTGATAAGAACTTCTTGAGAAATAGAGGAGGTAAGGTTGGCAAGCTAACAACAAGTCCCGATTGTCATTATTTGCGTTTTTATACAAGTTCACTATACGGAACAACCTACAACCACGACATCTGCATCAACATATTCGATGCCTCAATCAACGGCAAATACTTCCCTTACATCAAGAGGGTGGAAGACCTTGCAGTCATACGCAAGTATTTCCCACAAGGAATGAAATCAGCCGGAAGCGCACACGATGAGATTCGCTACAACAAGACCACGCAGAAGTGGGAGAAGGTCGTGAGGATTGGAGAGGTGGACATGGGTAGCCTTACATGGTCGGCATTCACAACGATGAATGGACTTTCAAAAACACAAGCACCTCTCGCTACCTTCATCGGTGGCAGCGAAGGCGCAATGTCCGGCGTCTTATGCACTAAGTTCCCAACTGTCAAATCCACTGCATCAATGACGGGAAGCGAGGCTCTTGGAATCTTTGGATTTACCAACAACCGAGTATTTGTTCTTTTCAAAGAAGGTGAGTATGCTGATGCAGCATCCTTCAAGGCTGCAATGCAAGGCGTTATCCTCTACTACGAACTCGCAGAGCCTATCGTGACCGAACTTGATGAGGCTGACCAGTTCAAGGACTTGGACTATCAGGTGTGGAATGCCGGAACGGAGAAGGCAATCGCAGAGGGCAAGTCAGCACCACTCGCAGCAGACATCACATACGGCTTTAATGCCAGCGGAAAAATCAAGGAACTTGAGAGCCTTGTGGCTCAGCTGAGAGCGAAGGTAGGAATATAACGGAATTGTAGCATAACTTGGTAAGTTTAACGATATGGAGAAACTCAGAAACATCATGAAGTGGGTGGGAGCCGATGGGCTCCTCCACTTCCTCGCATGCTACGCCTGCATGCTGACATTCATGCCTATGGTCGGACTCTGGTGGGCCGAGGCGATCACTCTCGCCCTTGCCATTGGCAAGGAGGTCTACGACGCCCTCCGTGGCGCTAATAACAAAGAACAGATGCTGCACGACTTCGTCTGCGATGCCGCCGGACTTGCTGCCGCTAACTGCACGATCTTCGTCTGGTGGCTCTGCACCCTGTAACGCCATGAAGGTACTCATAGACAACGGACACGGCGACAACACACCAGGCAAGAGGTCGCCGGACGGAAAGCTGCTCGAGTGGAAGTTCACGAGGAGAGTGGCGAAGGTCGTGGCGGCAAGACTTGAACGCGCAGGCTATGATGTGGAACTGCTCACACCGGAGAACTACGACGTGAAGCTCATCGAACGAGTGCATCGCGCAAATGTGAAGGCGCAGAGCCTCGGCAGGAAGAACGTCATCGTGGTGTCGATACACTGTAATGCCGCAGGATCGAAGGGAGAATGGCTCAAGGCAACCGGATGGGAGGCATGGACATCGCCCGGAAGAACCGACAGCGACGCCCTTGCTGAATGCCTCTACAAGGCGGCAAAGAAGAACCTTGAAGGCCAGACCATACGCGAGTACAAGAAGAAAGAAGGCGAGCGGGACAAGGAGGCAAGGTTCACGATCCTGCAGGACACAATCTGCCCGGCTGTCCTCACGGAAAACCTCTTCATGGACAACCGCAAGGACGTCAAGTACCTGCTGAGCGATGAAGGACTTGAAGCCATAGTCAACACACACTTTGAAGGAATCATCAGCTATATACAAGCCTATGAAAACAACGACTAAGAAACACGAGGACAAGTACATCTTTTTCACCTGCCTGGGGGTGGCCATCATCCTGCTGGTATTCGGTGCGATCACGCCGCCGCCGGCTATCATTGACGGTTCGATACTTACCGCGTGCGCCATCCTTCTCGGATTTGCCGCACTTGGAATTGTAGGAAAGAACCTGGCCAGCGGAAAGGGCGTGACGTGGAAGCATGGAGAGACGGAAGTAACGATTGAAGACGATGAAGACAATTAATGCCATACTGATAGGAATGGGAGCGACACTTGTGGGTGTCCTCCTGTTCCTCGCCGGAAGATGGACCGCTCCGGTGCCTCCTGAGAGCGTGGAGACCGTCATGGTGACGGACACGCTCACCGTCCGCGACACGATCACCAAGGTGAAGCCGGTGCCGCAGACGCGCGTGGTGCGCGACAGCATATACGTGGCCGTGCGCGACACCGTGACGGTCCGGGACACGTGCTACGTGGCGCTCCCTCGTGAGGTGAAGACCTACCAGGACGAGCGCTACTACGCCGAAGTCTCAGGCTATCAGCCCGCACTGGACCGCATCGACATATTTGAACAGACCAAGATCATCACGAACGACAAGACGACGACAGTCACCCGCAAGACGCGCTGGGGCATAGGCATCCAGGTGGGCGCGGGCGTCACGCTTAGCAAGCAGCCCGAGTGGCATCCCTACATAGGCGTCGGACTATCATATAACCTCGTTAACTGGTAACACACCATCATTCATTCATAGCAACCTCCATTGTGCCGCCATCCTGTCGAGAGATACGAGGGCGGCTTTTTTCGTTCTGGCACGCCTTATGGAATAGCGCCCTAGAAAGGACCAAAAAAGGACCAAAGAATATGGGCACAACTCAAGACTTCGCCGCTGTTCTCGCGGCTGTATCACGCGCCACAGGCATCCCAGAGGCGTGGATCTTCACAAAACGAAAGGGCCAGATATATTGCGACGCCCGCTGGATCGCCGTGCGCCTCATGACTGACCTCGGCTACTACCCCGGACAGATCGCCGACGCGACCGGACTGACGACCCGACACGTCAACCGCATACTGGAGACCCTTCAGACACGCAACGCCTCGACGTGGCGCCAGTTCGGGCAGGAGCTTGACGCATGTAGGACCGCGTTAGGACTCAGCGCAATGGCATAAGGTTCAGACATTGCAACGACGTGGGCAAGGGAGCAATGGTGCTCCCTGTTAAAACCCACATATATGGAACCAATCATCAAAGAGACTCAGGTCATCAGAGACCACGGGGACTGGAACAACAACACCAGAACCAAGTCAAACTGGGCCCTCGGCCTAGGCATCGTCGGCACCGTTCTCGGAGCCGCAGCGATCTCCAAACAGGGCGGACTCGCAGGCTTCTTCGGCGGCGCAAACCCAAATCCTGCCGGAGCATCACCTGCGAGCGCAGTGGTGTACAACAACACCTCGAGCCCATCAGGATGCTGCGCACCTTCGGGCTTCTACGCCTTCAGCAAGGAATGCGACGACGTGCTCGCGCTAACTAAGGGCTACTACGACCTCGCCATCAGCGGAATGCGCCAGGCTGCGCAGACTCGCGAAGTGGACGTGGCTGAGAAGTTCGGACTGTTCATCAACAACCGCAACAGCATCGACGCGCTCAAGGATCAGAGCACTGCAGCGTTCTTCGACCTCTACAAGTACACCCGCGACAAGGATGACGAGGCCAGCGACAAGATTTCAGCCCTCGAGGCTCAGGTGGCTGTCAGCAACGCCGTTCGCCCTTACCAGGACAAGCTCATCCAGTGCGAGATCGAGAAGAACTTCGCATGGCTCAAGAACTACGTCGACCGCAAGACTTGCCGCATGATCGAAGGCGTGAACACCTTGCCACTCACTCCAGAGGTAACAGGAGTCCTCAGCCAGTCATGCTGCAACCAGCAGCTTCTCGCTGCTCTCGCAGGAGGCGGAGCCGGTGCAGGCGCTTAATGTTTCAATAATTAACTGAAGACGTTATGTCAGGAATCAATTTCAACTTCAACCGGGGCGTGGATCCACTGCTAGGGTCCACCCCTGATTACGCCGCCCATCTTGCAGAGCTGGAGCAGGCACAGAAAGCCATCGAGCAGAAGAGACAGACCATCATGCAGATCGCTAAGGGCGCGGAGCCCACATCTACCACACAGAGCCAGACACCAATCTGGGACGAGCTTGACATGATAACAGCCAACATGTCACAGACTGAGTTTCAGGCAATGGAAGAACAGGAAAGCTACAAGGAAAGCCTGCAGGCGCTCATGGCCTTCGTAGGAGCCAAGCAGCTCCAGCTGATCCGCCCGCTCATCGAACAAGAACCGGAAGGCAAGAAGCTCCTCGAGCAGCACCTCACAAACGTGAAGTACCTCAGGAAGGCTGCGTCTGACGACGTAGACAAGACCCTCGCGAGCTTCAAGGACTACACCGAGAACTACTCGCACATGAGCTGGAATGAATACCTCAAGACCAAGGGAGGAAAGAAGAAATGAAGACCTCAGACATCAACACATTCAAGGGACAAGTCAAGGACAACATCCTCAAGTGGGCCGACGCTCAGATCGACCAGATGCTCCCGAACAAGGTGGCCGCCAGAGCAATGCTCAAGAACGCAGCGGGCAACGTCCTCGCGCGTTTCGACCACAAGATTGACCAAGCCGTCGACGCCGCCTTCCTTATGTTCGGCGACGCACAGGGCAACCTAGACAGCGACGCAATCGTCGACAGACTCTGCGAGATGCTGCAGGAGATGCCTCCGACCGACTACGCGCTCGGCCCGATCGGCGCCAAGGTAGGCAGCGGCGAAATACTGATACAGTTCCCGCATAACGTCTTCAGCGATCTTATTGTCGGAAACCTCGGCGGCGCGAAGATCACCACCGCCGACATCAAACAAATCAAGGACTTATTCAGATAACCATGGACCAGGAAATGATGAAATTCAAGGAGGAGCTCCAGGAGCTCGTCCACAAAGGCCAGAAGCTCCTGCAGATGATGCAGGGCAGCAACTTCGGACAGCGCGGCGGCTATTACGGCATGCGCGACAATGGCAGCCAGGGCGGCTACAACCAAGGCAGCGGCTATAACCAGGGCGGAAACTACGGCCAGCGCGAGCAGTCGTGGATGCACGGCCCGCACGGCTACCCTGAGCAGCCCAACTGGGGCGGCGGAGACTATCCGTACATCGACCCGCGCGTCTTCATGTAAGTGTAACCAGAGGGGCGGCTGAGGCTGCCCCTCATTAATATGATACAGTATGAACGACTACGATAGACCAACCGACAAGGAGATCTACATCGCCGAAAACGGCTGGCATTTCAACAAGAAGGCCTGCGATTACGCAGTGCAGTACCTCAAAGGAAAAGACGGAAAGCGCATCAAGCCACTGAGCAAGGAAGAGGTGGACGCGATGCTGACCAAGTACGGTCTGAAGCTCGAGAAGAACGTTGGCTGGGATTATGTCTACGCCGCTAACATGGCGAAGTCCGACATGGAGGGCAGCCCGCTCTCCGACGAGAAGAGCCAGGCGATGTACGTCAAGATCTTGATCGACGACCCCGACGCAGCTGACGGCGAGATCATGGCGTGCTGGTACGTGAAGATGCTCTTCAGACATGAGCCGGTAGACTGGGGCGCATTCTTATGATCCTGCACGTCTTTCATGTCGAGCAGCACGACTGGACCTTCAGGATATACGTCCCGATGAGCTGCTACTGGACCGGCGAGATCGTCCGCCACCTCTGGAGGCTTGGCGCCTCGGATGAGATCCTGAGAGAAGCGGCGAGGAACATGCAGTGCGGAAGGCTGAACAATGGGCTGACCTATGCCAGCGAGAAGGACCGGGAGACCCTGGTAGTCGTAGGACAGACGACGACAGCCGCGGAGCTCTTCAACAGCATAGTCCACGAGATAGACCACGCCTGCATGTTTACCTTTCCGCTCATAGAAATAGAACCCGGAACAGAAGAGGCGGCCTACTTCAAGGGAGGCATAGCGCGCGAAATCTTTCCAATCATTCAGCCCTACCTGTGCGAACATTGCAGGCTCGGACGTTAAAACAAAAAAGGAGGCTTTCGGGCCTCCTTTTTGTCGTGAGAATGGGTGAAATACCAACTTTTTCGTCCCACTCTGCTGCAACTGATTGATAATCAGTGTGCTTTGCGGAGAGTGAGGGATTCACAGCACGCGGCAACGAGCGGAAATGATGCGGAAATAAGCGACTACAACAACGCGAGCGGCACTTGTTGAGATTGCAACCCCGCCGACAAAAGGCATCAAAAGGCATCAAAAGCCCCGAAATCGTCCCACTTTTTATTTCTTGTTAAACTTCGCCATTTCCTGCGCCTTCACACTGTCCGCGATGGCGATGTATGGCTTCATACTGTTGTAGTCATCGTGTCCTGTCCAACGCATGACGATATTGGGAGCGATGCCCTTCATGAGCGCGTTACATATAAAGGTACGACGCGCCGCGTGAGTGGTCAGCAGCGCCCACTTCGGCAGCATCCGGTCTATTCTTCGGCCGTTCCTGAACTCCGTCATCCTGATGAGATTGTCGAAGCCGCACAGCTTGCCGAGTTCCTTCAGCCTCTCGTTCATTTTCTGGTTACTTATGACCGGAAAGACGCGATCATCCGGATAGGCCTCGTCAACGTAGCGCCCGATCAGATCCGAGCTGTAGTCGTTCAGCTCAATGACCAGCGCATCGGTCGTCTTCTGCGTCGTCACCTTTATGCAGGTGTCGCTGACGTCCGGCCATCGCAGCGCCTTGACATCCGAATAGCGCAAAGACGTGAACGCACAGAACGCGAAAACGTCGCGCACATGGGACATTTCGGGGCGATCGGAAAGGTCAAGATGATAGAGCCGCATGAGCTCCTCCCACTCCAGGAAAATGACCGGCTTCTCAACTTTCTGGAGCTTCGGTCTGAACGTCTGGTAGTCATTGCAGACGAGCAGCCCTTTATGGTCGGCCCATCGCAGGAACCACTTGAGAAAGTCGACCTGCTTCTCGACAGTGGAATCACGCAGGCCTTTCTGTTCTGTCGCCTCTTCCGTGTCGCCGGATGACTTGACCTTCCTGCCGCTCATCTGAGTGGCCGTGCGTAAATGCGCCACGTAATCGAACAGTCCGTCCTCATTGAAGTCCTCCCACTTCAAATTCGCGCGCCACTCCTTGAGGTGCCTGCGGACGTTCATCATCTTCTGCAGTGTCGCATCCGTCCACCTGTTGCGGTCGCCGCGCTCGATCATGAAGGCATCGAATGCTGCGAACACATCGCGCCTTATGTGGCTGCCTTCCGGTCGTATTGTTTTCTGCAGGATCTCCCGGAGCGCCTCCGCTTCAGGCTCTTCTGTATTCAGGAAATAATTGTCCGCCGTCTGCCTCAGCTGGTCGATTACGCCGTTTATCTCAGCCGACGGCGTTCTGCTGCGTCCGTGATATGACCGCGGAACACATCGCTGTGCTTCCGGATCCCAGCGCTCCACATTTACGCGGTAGCCTATATTCACCGCCACGATCTGGCGGCTGCCGTCCCATTTGACACGGCAGCGCACGCGGGCCTCATCGGTGCCGGCGATGCGATCCAAAACAAAAGCCGTTATATGCTTAGTCATGCATCGGACCCTCCCCTGTCAAAAGCCATGCGGCATTGATTCCGTAGTCACGGACGAGGAAGGTGAGCCATGAGACCTTGAGGCTGCAGCGCTCAGGCTCAAGCTGCACACGTCGCACGCTGCGGCGGTCGATGCCGTAGCGGTTCGTGAAGGTCTGAAGGCCTCGGATCTGGTGTGACTCCTTGAGCCACGCCAGCGCCTCAAAGAAGCGGGCGGTTATCGCCTTGTGTTCTTCTTGTGTCATTGCAGCGCCCAGTCTTCAGCTAGTTTTACCATTTCCAAAACTTCGAGGTAGTCACTACCTACCGCACTAATCACCTGAGTATGCGTCGAGTCGATGAGATAGCAGGCACTCTCGACGTCTTTCTTCAAGTCATAACTGTCAGACCTCACCACGCACTTATAAAGATACGATTCAATCGGTCCTTTATAATTCCTCCGGTATAAGATCGCGGAGTCTCTGTACGTGAAATCCTTGGGAGGCACCGGCCCATGCAATCGTCTAATCTGGCGATATTTTTCGCGATCGTCATGCTCCTTCATGTAACGCAAGAACACCGGATCATCTTCAGGCATCGCCTCATATAGCGTATCAAGGCATTGCACCGAAACCACCGAGCAGTCAAGCGCCTTCACTTCAAAATACTTGGTAAAAGCAGAGGCCACCTGCTCCTCGGGTGTCAACTCCTTGGCCTCATGAGACCCTCCACCGCACGCGCATACTGCAAGCGCGGCAACCAATAAATAAAATTTTCTCATATATTATATAAGTATGGCACACCTTGTGAAATGTCCGCCACTGGCGAACGTTTTTTAATTATGAAAACACTAGAAATTCTCGGGCTTTTCTGGGCTCTTGCCCTCCAGCCTATCAAGGACGCGATCCATCTGTTCCTGAGCCTTGCTGACCTGCTTGATGGTCAGCGTGAGCTGTTCGTCCTTAGTCTTCAGAAGCTCCAGGAGCGCCGCGTCCGAGGGTGCGACTGTGTTCGAGTCTCCTGAGATCTGTGTGTTATTGTTGCCTACGATCTTCGGGCTTCCTGCAACTTCGTCATAGAAGAAGCCAACCGGGCACCCTATAGCTTTCGCTACTTTTTCCAGGAATCCCGACTTCACGTCGTCACGCGTAAACGCAGCACTAAGGTTTTGCTGAGACATCCCCAAGGCCTCCGCTAATTGCACCAGCGAAACATTCTCGCGGCGGAGTAATTCTTTCAAATTTTGTCCTTTCATAACTTAAATGATTGTTTGTGTATTTGCACGGACTAAAACATTTTACGCAAAAACTTAACGTTTTGTTTGTTTTTGTTAAATAAAGCGTTAACTTTGCACCAACAAACAAACAAACCAACAAACAAATATAGTAAAAACTTTAATTTTTCCAATCATGACACAGACACACATCGACAAAACCTGCAACGCTATCAAGACCGTTCTTGATGAGACCCTCACGAAGTACCTGAGCATCCAGGCAAAACTTGAGTCAAGACTCAATACCGACTCGGAGTTTTTCGGATCCGATGAATACACTGACATGAAGTCCGAACAGCTATATCTCGGAAAGAAACACCAGAAACTCACCGACGCGCTGACTACACTGTACAAATGGCTGTAGAAAAAAAAGATACTGATTTTCAAAAGTAAAAATTGCATTAATAGACAAACACCGGGGCCTCCGGGCCCCTCGTAAATGATCAAACGATGACATACTTCATTTCTTACAACGGAAAGTACATTGCCTCACGCAAGAGCCTCAAGACAGCGGTGGACTTCATAGCGGCAAGAGGAATCCACGATGACGCATACAACGAGCTTTACATCGTAGATCAGCAAGGCAATTGTTTCTCCCCATGCGGAGACATGATGGAGTGGATATAATGACAACCATGGAGGACCAAGACATGACACAGGCAACAAAATGGTGGTTCGCCCAGAGTTACAGGCGCAGATACTTATTCGCTCAGGATCCAGACGGTAACACCCGCGAGGTCTATATGCAAGCCAAACCCGGAATGACAGAACGGACCATTGAAATGAACTTAGTTATCAGAATGCAGAAAAAGCATGGACTGCACACCGAATTTTAGGATAAACACCGGGGCCTCCGGGCCCCTCATAATACAGACGAAAAGACATGGAAATCATCAGATCAACAAAAGGAAAAAACAAGGGCTGCATCAGCGTCGCCCGCACGCTCGCAACAATGAAGAAGAACGAGACGTGGGAGGCAGACACCACTGAGGTGAACGTCGGATATATCCGCGAATGCGCCTGCAGAACAGCCAAGGCCATGGGCCGAGAGTTCAGCGTCTCTCATACCGCTGAGATGGGCAATATCGCCGTAATCACTAGAACCTTATAACATGGACACACCTTCAAGAACTACCAGGATATTCCTCACCATCACAGGAATCCTCACCCTCATATTCCTCGGCATCATGTCGCTCATGTTCGCCTTCATCAGCTTCGCCGCTCTGGTCAGCATGTTCTCAGCTGACAGCCCAGGAGTGATCGGCATCTTCGGAGTCCTTGGAGGCGCAGCGCTTTCCTGGATCACAGGCAAGATCATCCGTGACACACTAAAGAGCTAGACCATGGAAGACAAGGACCCAATCATCTGCCCGCACTGCGGAGGAAACGGAATGCACCCATACCTTCCAGCTGCCTGCAAGTATTGCCACGGCACTGGCGAGATCACAGAAGATTGCGAAGATGACCGCTACACGTTCATGTTCGAAGACAACGCAACCGACAGGTACGAGGCGGCCTGTACTGTGTCATGATACCAGGAGCGGACACGCCTCACCGCTCCACCTGGGAGAGCCGGCTGCAACGGGCAGCGATAATCTGGACCGAAGGTTCGACTCCTTCCTCTCCCACAAAACAAACGAGGGGCGCAAGCCTCTCCCAACCCGGGACGCTGCAGGAGCACCCGAGCACGAGTGACAGCAAACACACTGCGATGCAAGGGAAGGGCGGTTCGAGACCGCCTCCGGGGGCCAAGACACAAAAAAGGGTAACATCATGACACAGGACACTCGCATCATCGACCTCACCGTGGGCCAGCTCGCGGAGATCATCGACAGAGCGGTCGAGGAATCACTCAGCCGCCGCCAATCACCAGAAGACAATTCTGCCCGCTATGTCTACGGCATCAAGGGCATCGCAACATTGCTGGGAGTCTCAGAGAGGACAGCCCGCAATATCAAGGCATCAGGCACCATCAGCAAGGCCATAAGACAGCAAGGCCGCACGATCGTCACTGACGCTCGCCTCGCCATTGAGCTGTTCGGAGGCAAAAGACATTCTTAAACTCGCAAAAATTCCAAAACATTCTAAAACTCGTAAAAATGGAACCAATCAAAATTAACGTGAACATCGAGGTCGGACTGAAGCAGTCCACCATCGAAGCCCTGAAGAGCATCTTCGGCCCTCAGTTCGTCCACTCTCCTGTCTGCATCAACCTGGAGGACCCAGAGCCTCAGCCTGAGCAGCAGCCAGAGCCTCAGCCGGTGCCTCAGCCGAAAAAGACAAAGAAGCAGGCGGCACAGCCAGCTCCAGAACCTCAGCCACAACCACAGGGCGAAGATCCAGAAGGAACCGGCGCAGAAGACATCGGAGATTTTCCACCGGACGACGCACCAGCTCCGAAGCCTACGCCTACAGAAAGCGACGCACGCAATGCGGTGAAGGCCGCCCGCGCGCGTGGAATATCGCCCGCAAGGATCAGGGAGTACATGAAGGAATCTTTCGGCATCAGTTCGAGCGTAGAATGCCCGGCTGACCGCAGACAGGAGCTCATCGAGGGACTCAATAAGCTGGCCGCATAATGGGAGCGCATGCACTACTGGCACCGTCATCCGCTAAGCGATGGATGACGTGCCATCCTTCCGCAAGGCTGGAGGCTACCATGCCGGAGAAGGAGACCGTTTTCACACGTGAGGGCACCATCGCTCACGCCATGGCCGAGGCTATCCTTCGCGATATGCTGGCGAACAAGGTCGAGATCTTTCCTGAGCCGGCCGAATACTTAACCAGCCGCAGCGGCATTATCCTCGCCGAGTTCTGCCGCACGTGTGACCGTGAGGGCTTCGACTGGAGGGAAATGGCCGAGACAGTGTACGACCACTAC